AGAACAACAAGGGAACTGAAGATAACCGTGTCCGTAAACTGGACTACTCTATTCAAATTAGTAAGTTGTTCTATGAAAGATTTATCGAAGATAGTGAGATTACGCTTTTCTCGCCGCATGATGTTCCTGGACTTTATGATGCTTTTGGAACAGACAAGTTTGACGATTTATACGTTGAATATGAGAACAATTCGTCCATTCCGTCGAAAACTGTTAAGGCGCAAGAACTCATTCTTAGTCTCCTCAAAGAACGTGCTGAGACGGGTCGTATCTATATCATGAATATTGATCATTGCAACTCTCATTCATCCTTTAAGGATAAAGTTGAGATGAGCAATCTGTGTCAAGAAATCACTCTACCAACATATCCTCTTCAACATATTGATGATCCAAATGGAGAGATTGCTCTTTGCATTCTTTCTGTAATCAATGTTGGAAAAGTAAAGTCTGATGAAGAACTGGAAGATCTTTGCGATCTTTCTGTTCGTGGTTTAGATGAATTGATTGATTATCAGAAATATCCCGTGATTGCTGCAGAAATCGGCACCAAGGCACGTCGTTCTCTTGGTGTAGGATTTATTGGTTTGGCGCACTATCTTGCCAAACTGGGGCACAAGTATGAGTCTCAGGGTGCATGGGATGCAGTTCATGGACTTGCAGAATCCTTTCAATATTATCTTCTCAAGGCATCCAATCAACTTGCTAAAGAAAAAGGACATTGCGAATACTTTGGGCGAACTAAGTATTCTGATGGAATTCTTCCAATTGATACTTATAAGAAGGATGTGGATGAGGTTTCCTCTACTCCTCTCCAGCACGACTGGGAAGGACTCAGAGCATCCATTTTAGAGTATGGTCTTAGGCACTCCACCCTGTCTGCTCAAATGCCCTCAGAGAGCAGTTCCGTCGTCTCTAACGCAACCAATGGCATCGAACCACCCAGAGGGTTCCTTTCGATTAAAAAGTCTAAGAAAGGTCCTCTCAAGCAAATTGTCCCACAGTATGCAACTCTTAAAAACAATTACACACTGCTTTGGGATATGTCTGGGAATACTGGTTATATTAATATTGTTGCAGTTATGCAAAAGTTCTTCGATCAAGCGATTTCTGGAAACTGGTCGTATAATCCAGAAAATTATGCCGATAATGAAGTTCCTGTTAGCGTAATGGCAAATGACTTTTTGACTACATATAAGTACGGGTGGAAAACCTCTTACTATCAAAACACTTACGATATTAAGACTGATGAGGTAGTAGAAGAGAAACCCAATCTTCAAGATTTGCTAAGTGAGTTAAGTTCAGTAGAGGAGGGAGAGTGTGAATCCTGTGCAGTTTAAAATTTCTTCTACGGAAGAATTTACGTCAATCAAAGGAATGACAGTTTTTAACACAGAATATGTTGATACTAAAAAACAACCAATGTTTTTTGGCGCACCTTTGGGAATCCAAAGGTATGATTCATACAAATATCCAATCTTCGATAGATTAACAACTCAACAACTTGGTTACTTCTGGAGACCTGAAGAGGTATCTCTCCAGAAGGATCGTGGAGATTATCAAACACTTCGTCCAGAACAAAAGCACATCTATACTTCCAATCTGAAGTATCAGATTATGCTTGATTCTGTTCAGGGACGTGGACCTGGAATGGCATTTCTTCCATACTGTTCTCTTCCTGAATTGGAAGCATGTATGGAGGTGTGGGGTTTCATGGAGATGATTCATAGTCGCTCCTATACTTACATCATTAAAAACATCTATTCAGATCCTTCTGAGGTGTTTGATACTATCATTCATGATAAGCGTATTCTGGAACGTGCTAAGAGCGTTACAGAGTCTTATGATGACTTTATTCAATCAGCACAACAGTATGGTGTATCCGATACATGGTTACACAATCTTGAAGGTGTCTCATACGCAAAAGAAACAATCAATGATGTCAAACGAAAACTCTATAGAGCAGTTGCAAACGTTAACATTCTTGAAGGTATTCGGTTCTACGTTAGTTTTGCTTGTAGTTTCGCCTTTGGTGAACTTAAGCTTATGGAAGGATCCGCTAAAATCATTAGTCTCATTGCAAGAGACGAAAACCAACATTTAGCACTTACTCAAAATATTCTGAATAAGTGGAGAGAAGGTGATGATCCTGAAATGCAACAGATTGCAAAAGAAGAGGAGGAATGGGTTTATGCAATGTTTGATCGTGCTGTAAATGAAGAAAAGAAATGGGCAGATTATCTGTTCAAAGATGGTAGCATGATCGGACTTAATGATAAACTTCTTCAGCAATATGTTGAGTGGATTGCAAACCGAAGACTCAAGGCAATAGGACTTAAACCACAATACGATATTTCAGCAAACAACAACCCGCTTCCTTGGACTCAGCACTGGATTTCCTCCAAAGGACTTCAGGTGGCTCCCCAGGAAACAGAAGTAGAAAGTTATGTAGTAGGTGGAATAAAACAGGATGTGAAGAAAGACACATTCAGTGGATTTAAACTTTGATAGATAGAGGAGTTAACACTCCTCTTTTTTATGGTACATATTACAGACATATTTGAATTAAAAGCAAGATTTGATGGACTAAAGCATCAACTTGAAAATGAACAACTATCTTGTCACGAGAAGGAACTGTCACATAAATATCTTAACAAAGCGATAGATTATGTGAATGAATTGCAGTTATACTAATCCTTGGTTGTATAATGGAAAACCATTCGAATCTGATGATATTCAAGATTATTTTGGTTTTGTTTATCTTATCGAATGTCCTGCAACTAATCGTAGATATATTGGTAGGAAGTACTTTTGGTCTTTTCGAACTCCAAAGGGTAAAAGTAGAAAAGTAAAATCAGAATCAGATTGGAAAAAGTATTATGGGTCTTGTCCGGAACTTAAAGAAGATGTTGACAAATATGGCAGAGAAAGTTTTAGTAGAACTATCATATCATTACATAAAACAAAGGGCAAAACAAACTTCGAAGAGACGCGACAACTCTTCAAGAATAACGTACTCACAGAATCCCTTGACAGCGGAATCCCGGTCTGGTACAATAGTAACATCCTCAACAGATACTTCCGAAAAGATTATTATGACCGCAACGACTGAAGATATTGTTGCTCATGTAAGAGAGTGGTCTCTTGAGCGAGCAGCAGATAAAAAAATTTCAATTGAAGATGCAAGAGCAATTCTTGAGGAATTTTATGAATGGATTGAACCTGAGGATGATGAACTGGATATTTTCTCTTTAGAACCAGATCATTGACAAAACCTAAATAAAAACTTATAATGCTCATAACCCACTCAAAAGGTGGGTTTTCTTGTAATGAGAAAGTGATTGAAACTTAGAGCCGTGGAAGATGCCCTTCGAGAGTTGGGTGTACCCCTCTTCTATACGGATGTCGAATTCTATTAAATTTAATGCAAAATTTCTTTACAGTAACCTTGCCTCTCTTGGTAGCGGTTACAACCAATACGGCAACACTGCCTGGTTTATTTCCTCCCCCTCCTTTGAGTGGACCACCACCATTTTCTGTTATTAGGGAGTTTGAGACCAAGACAGCGACCAAAGAGGTTGCTCCCGAAAAGCCAAAAGATAATAGGTTAATTTGTAAAGGGTGTACTGAAAATGAAAATGCTACCTTGGCATTTCTTCAAGATTATGGAATTAAAGACAGAAACGCCCTTGCTACTATTCTCGGCAATATTAAGCAGGAATCAACATTCGTGCCTAATGTTTGTGAAGGTGGTAGTATAACGTCATATCATAACTGCGGTCGTGGTTATGGTTTGATTCAATGGACATCTGCGAATCGTTATTATGGATTGGGTGATTTTGCTAAGAAGTATGGTGGTTCTCCATCATCACTTCAAACGCAACTTCGTTATCTAACAAATGAAGTCCAATGGCAACGAATTGAGGAGAAGATGAAAACTCCTGGTAAATCAATTGATCGTTACATGGACTATGCGTATAGTTGGATTGGTTGGGGCATTCATGGAGCTCGTACCTCTTATGCCCATGATTATGCTTCTCGACTGGTTCGAGTAGAAGTCTGATTAGTTAAGGGGACTTGACAGTCCCCTTTCTTTACCTTATAATACTTTCATGTCTCGGTAGCTCAGTTGGATAGAGCATCTGCCTTCTAAGCAGTTGGTCACAGGTTCAAGTCCTGTCCGAGACGCTTGACGAAAATAAAATTTCGTCTTATATTTTATAAGAGAGTGATGCCAAAAGTAAGGCACCCCGATAAGGGATACAGTAGAAGGATGCGAAACCTTCC